CAGTTGCGCAGATGACGTGCCTGCGGCCTCTGCCGCGCGCCGGTAATCGTTGACGGCTTGGGTCAGCGCCTTTACCCGATCTTCCACCGTCAGCATTTCTTCGCCCGCGCCGAATAGGGCAGTCGTCAGTGAAGGCAGGACCAAGCCCGCAACAGCACCGATTGCGATGCCTGCCGGGCCGAAAAGCATCCCAAGGTCAGCGGCTTGGACAGCAAGCGCCTGCATCGGTCGGCCCGTCGCGGCGGTCTGTTGCGCGATTTGGCTCAATTGCTGCAGCATCCCCCGGCCATCGAAACCAGAGGTGGCGCGCTGCAGGGCTTGGGTGTCCACCTGCATCCGTTTCAGGGTGATGCGCGCACGATCCGCCCCACTCTGAAATGACGCCGATTCCATGCCCAGATTGACGCGAAGTGATCCGACGACGACTGCCATTTGTCAAAACTCCCAGGGCTTCCGGCCCGTGTTGTGATCCGCCAGCGCCCGCCCGCCCGTCTTCGGGTCAACGGTCGCTTGCGGGGTGATCCGTAGGGACGTGGCAAGGCTCTGGACGCGCGCCGACTGTTGCGCATGGGCGCGCATCAAGGCCCGCCACTCGGCCACATCCATCGGGTCCGGGCCGCGTTCATGGGCCACGATCATCTGCCGCAGCCTCTGCGATGCGACGACGTGCGAGACATATTCGGCCAAGAGGTCGAGGTTGCGCCCGGTGATCCATCCGGGCGGCAGACCGTCCACAACGCGCCGCCAAATCTCGGCTTCCTCGTCGCGCCAAAGGGTGTAGGGCGGTTCGGGGCGTTCGATGACAACAGCGCCAGCGGCTGTCGCCAGTTCTGCGGCTGATCTGCGGCCCCGTTTGCGAACGGTCATCTGGAAAACCCCTTATTCTGGACGTTTAGGAAAAGTGCATCTTCCGATCGGTGTCCGGTTTCACCCCCCTGAGAGGCTCGGGCACCCCCTCACCACACCGGAAAGCCGTTCGCGTCGAACCTGACGCGGGGCTTGCCGCCGCGCTTCACGGTCTCCGCTTCGATGTGGCAGGGGTTGCAAAGGCTGATCAGGTTGCCCTCGTCATCCGTGCCGCCTTCCGCCAATCCGACGATGTGGTGAACCTCTGTCGCCGTCGTCATCCGGCCTTTGTCCCTGCAATGCTGGCAAAGGTAGCTGTCACGCCGCATGACGGCCTCGCGCTTCCTGCGCCACGGTCTGCCGCCTCTGCCGGTGCCTTCCCAAGTCATTGGAGAAACTCGTCTGAAGGGTCTTCGCCGTCATCGTCGCCTTCGCCCACGCGCTGCCGGTCCACTGGCGTGCCGCCCATTGCGGTCAGGCAAAGCCGCAGTTGCGCATAGACGCCAATCGGGCAATCAGGTTCCTGCACGCGCACCGACAGTCGCGCGGCCATTTCGGTGATCGCCCGATCTGATCGGCCAAGCCAGGGCATTTCGGAAACGATCTCGCGCCAAGCCTCGGCTTCCTTTGGCGTCAGCTTGTCGGGCGGGCCTTCAAGGGCCTCCGTTCGGGGCTGTCGCCTGTCAGCATATCGGCCAGGGTGCGCAAGATGCGCGCCGGTAGCCTTTGCGACTGCGAGAGGTGTGCGTTTTCTGGACATTCCAAAGCCCTCAATTGGCAAAGTGAAAGTTTGCTGCCCCATGCCGTGACCGATCCCCGTGCGCCGCAAGGTCTGGCCCCCCCCATGTGGGGGAAGGGTGGCAGCGCCCGGAAACCCTTACGTCGCTGCCTGCACCGCGCGTCTTGAAGGGACGCCGTGCCTTGTCGGGGTTTGCCCACTCACCGACTAACGGGGGCTGTTCGGGGTGAAATCATAAAGCCCCGCGCCGCCCTGCGCTGTCTCGTCAGGTTGTGGCCATCTTCAGCCAGCGAACCGCGTTGTCATCGAAGGTGATCCCGCCAATGCGTTGGCGGATGTACCATTTCACCTTGCCCGGTTCGGTGACGTTGTTATCGACCGTCACCCGCATCCCGCCGTTGCTGGCAAGGATGTAGGCCCGATCCCAGTCGCCAAAGGCGATGGGAAAGTCATCAGCGCCGATGTTGGGCATCGCCTCGCTGATGACGACGGGGTAGCCAAGAAGGCGGGCAGGCTGGCCCTCCGAGAAGCTGTTGGCCCAGAGGAGGAATTGATCCTGCCCCTTCAGCTTCATCACGACGGAAGCGGTCGCGCTATTCATGACCCAAACGCCGCGCTGCCGGTATCCGGCCTTCAGGTCGTAAACGAGGCTGATCAGCGAATCCGCCGCCAGCGTCGATGCGTGTCCGTTGGCCACATACTTGAACAGGCCAGCCGTGCGCGATCCGTCAGCGGTGGACACGGGGTCGGTATTGATCAGGCCCGTGGGCTTGTTCGATCCGTCGCCCGTCACCATCGCCGTCGCTTCGGCAACGGCCATCGCGTCACCCGCCTCCATTGCGAACCAGGACGCGATGTCAAATGCGCTGTCCATCACCAATTCCTCGGACGCTTCAACGAGGGCGTAGAGCGTGCCGAACGTCGGCTTGGGTGCGATCAAGGTCGGTTCGGTCGTGCCGTTCCGGGTCGCGTTCTCGCCGACCCAGCCCGTCGTTGCGTTGGCATTCGACAGGGGAAAGGTCACGTCGCGCGTGTTGACACTCACCTGCCGCACAAGGTTGCGCAGGGGGTTGCCGTCCGACAGTCGCTTGGTCAGCGGGCCAAGGATTACCTCGGGGACGAGGAAGCCGCCGGCCGCATCGGTCGCGCCGGATGCGGTCTTGGTTTCCAGGTCCATCAGCGCGGCTTGGGCTTTCTGGTCAAGCGGGTTGCGCAGGAAGGTCGTGAATGCCTTCGTGTGCTCGTCGTTCTGGGTCTTGACCTTGAAGCCGCCGCCAAGCGCCGCGCGCCCAAGCTTGGCCTCGATTTCGTCCAGTCGCTTGCTGTCAGTCGTCACGCGGTCGTGCACCTTCTGCACAAGGCCGGTGATCTCGGAAAGATCGGTCATGTCGTGTCCTTTGCGGAATAGGCCACGCGGTGAAGCGGGCCAATTGGAATTGATCGGCCAAGGGCCGGGGGGATTGGAAAGGGGCCAATCGCGTCAGCTTCGCGCTGATTGTGCCGCCCGGAACCGTCAGCCTCGCGCTGATCATATCCGAGTGTCCGCCTGCCTCGCGCAGGTCTGACAATTTGACAATAACACAGCCCGCTATTGCGGCAAGCCTGAATTGTCACGCTCCACCATATCGGCCAAATCCCGCAATAGTTCTGCCGCAGCCGGACCACCCAGAACGTCGCGCGTCACATGGCCTGCGGCCACCGCAATTGCAGTCGCTGCCGCCTGCGCGTCCATTACGCCCATTGCCGTCAAATCATTTGCAATCCGATAGAAGCCGCGTGTTGCGGCATTGACTGTTTCGCGCTGTGTCATTCGCTTATCCCTTCCTTGGGGGTTTCGTTCCGTTCGAGAATGTCGGCCAGGAGCCGCAATTGAAGCGCCGCGTTTTCCCGGCCCAGATGCAGGGTCATCAGCCGCGCCGCCGCTGCCGCCAGAGCGCCAGAGACACGGGCCGGGGGAAGCGCGCCTGAGGCGATGAGTTCGCAGGCCATGTCGAAAAAATGCCGGGTTGCCGCATTGGCGCGGTCGGCCTCGTCGGTCGTGGTCATGGGGTGTCCGCCTTCGTGTGCGCGCTCACACGATCTGCGAAGCGTCGTCTAAGGGCATGGTGCCGCCGATGGTCCGATTGACACAGCCAACGGACGGCAAGGGGCTTGTCGTAATCTTCGTGGTGACCATGGATAACAGCGCCGTCTTCGCCATGGATTGCGCCGCAGGCTTCACAAGGCCCGCGATGGATAAGGCCAGCCTTCAGAGCCGAAGCCAAGGCCCGATGCGCCCAGCGCTCTTTCGGGTGAGCGCGATCCCATCTCTGTTGATGTGACAGTGCAGGCTGGTTGCCCGCCGTTTTGGCAGTCATGTCAGTGTCCTTGATGTTGAGAGGCCCAAGCCAGTTTTCGGGCTTCGGGCAGGCTCAAAACGAGGCCCAGAAAGCCAACAAGAAAAGGACAAGGGCTGGCTATTAAGGATGTGTCACTTATCGACACAGGCAAAGCGCCGCGATTGCGATAAACGTGGCGATTTTCGACACAGGAGGCCCGCATTTTAACTGGCCCGCCGTGCAAACGTGGCGATTTTCGACACAGGAGTGTGTTGATTTTCGACACGGGGTTTTGTTTTGGCGGGTGACCTTTGGCGGTTGCCTATCGGGGCCTTGATCACGGGAAAGTCCCGACCCTCTGCCCACGAAAGATAGAGACGGCGACCATGTTCCCCCGGCAGTCCGGGCAACGGAAGTTCAGTCACTTCATAGGCAGTGCTCTTGCCT